AATACCATTAGCTATTTCATCTGGTAAAGTTAAAAGATACGCTTGAAGTTCAGAGCATTCTAACGCTGTTAACGAATCAGATCCTCCACCACCAGAACAACTATAGTACATATCTTTAATTTCCCTAACAACTTGTTTTGTACTAGAAGGTTGATCCGCACCAAGTAATCCGGCGTCTGCTAATTCTTTATTTATTTTATTAGCATCTTTCCATTTGGCTTTTAATCTCTTTTCTTCTTGTTTTCTAGTTTTTTCTGCATTTGCAACACTAGCTTTATTAAGATCATCAAATGTCTTTTGAAAACTAGCTTGTACAGTAGCCACACCTTTAGCCATCGCTAATACTCCCATTGAATCTTTAATTATATCTGGTTGTCTGTATGTACCCATATCTTATATATTTCTAAAATTAACGTCAATTAAACTATAATTCACCATATCATAACCGTCAGCATTCTTAATAACAGCATTTTGTGGTATTTCATCAGACATGACACCTTGAAAATAACCCTCACCATATTTTACATCTTTATATTTAAAACTATAAATTTTTAAACCACTAGGTGAATAACTTATTAATTTGATATCTTTCTTTAATCTTCTATCACTCATTCCAGATATTATATTACCAGCTCCTCCTGTTAAAGAACTAGCAATAGTTCCAATCATTTGCATTTTTGCAGCTTTAGCTTCAGATTCAATTAATCTTTCTTGATCTATCTGTGCTTGAGTTCTATCTAAGTCCATCATTTCTCTTTCATTCTGTTGTTCCCAAGCCCATTTTTCTCCTTCTCTTTCTTTAGCTTGAACATCCATAGCTCCTTGTGCTGCCAACTTTTGATTTGCTGCCTCTTGTTGTTCTAAACTAGCTGAAATACCTTGTTTGCTTTTTAACGCGGCTTGTGCTAGAGCTGTAGCACCTCCGGCTGAATATCCACTTGCTCTTAGAGTATCTAAAGTGTTTGCTAAAGCTATATCAGCTTCTTGAGCTTGAAATTCTGATGCTTGAGTTGCGACTCCAAGCCTAGCATATTCATTAGTCATATCAAGATATGGATTTGTAATGGCTTGCATGCTAGCTCGTTGGTCTTTTATTGTTCCTTCTAATGTTTCACGTTTATTTCTAGCATTTCTATCTGTTCTATTAGCGCTAGATACTCCTGCTGCTCCTACTCCTACTGCGGCTACCATTCCTACCACGGCTACTGCTGTTGCTGCTCCCATAGTTTCTAATTTATTGTTTTTATTAATTCATATGATGGTGAACGATCTACAGTCCATCCTAATTTTTCAAAAGTATTAATTAAGTTATTGTGTTTACCTATAAATAATACGTATTTAAATCCTTGATCTCTACAAACGTTCTCAGCGGCTGTTATAAGCAGCTCTAATGCGTCCTGTCTGTCATTATCTCTATAATCTGGATCAGATATAATCCATTCAAGCCAAACTCCCTTAGAATTAGTTGTGTATATAAATCCAGCTAATACTGGTTTACCATCCTTTTCAACCATAAGTCCACCTAATCCATTATCAGGTAATGCATCTCTTGAAGGTGCCATCCATTTAGGCCATTGTTTCCACCATATAGTTAGTGGTTCCCAATCTTCTTCTTTTAATCTTCTTATATTTAATTTCATTTAATTTAATTTAATATGATGATGGAGCATATGTTGTTGTTACAGCAAATAATTCTTTCATAAAACCTAATTGTGTATCCTGATCTGTAGTTAATTTTATAGTAGCATAATAACCTTTAATGCCACTCATTACATTGCCATACGGCCAAGATGACGTTTCAGTAAATTGTACTTCACCTGAGAAAGGAGATGCAGTATTGTTTATTATAGTGGCTACATATTTATTTTCTCTTCTATTAAAACCACTATACATTACTTGTTCACTCAATGAATCTATATACCTACCTTCTACATAACTATTTATACGTGAGGTTTGATCACCTACAGCGTACCAATCACCAATGCTCCAATTTTCTGGTGAAGGATATTTAATTGGTTCCGTTAAATCACTATTCATTCGTTCTACATACCAACCACTACTACCTTCGTAATTTATTGTTTGAAAATTTTTCGACAATGATGGTTGATCATTAAAAATAAACTCTATAGAAGCAGGATTAATAACATTGTAAAACTCTCCTCTTCCGCCACCAGCACTTTCGTTATAATGACGATACAATGTATAACCATTAACAGAATAAAAATCATTTTTTAAGCTGTCCATAGCCGTGGGCATATATGTATAAAAACTAACCCATCCATTTATATCTTCATCATAACCTACGGTACTATAATGTGTTGTATATGGAGGTTCACATATGATTTCCTCATCCACATCTTCACAAACACATGATCCATTAGAAAAAGTATTCCATTGTAATGATACTGTATAATTCTTATTATGAGTATCAAACGCGCCTAGTATTGTATCACCTTTGTAAGATACGAATTCTATACTATCTGGCCAATCACTTGTCAGACAACCCACTATTCCAAAATCTATACCATAAAAAACTGTATTCATTGTTACCTGCATCAAATCGCAATCTACCCTAGATACCCATATATTTGAAACATTCCCATTCATAGATAATAACATACCAGGTTCTATAGTATCACAAGGACATCCACCTGGATCTAGTTCAAACGTTTGAACTCCTTGACATGGGTTAAGATCAAAAAATGGTATATATGTAGCTGAATAATGTAACTGACCATCTTTAATTAATGATAACGTATCTCTAAAATAATCTTTCATACCATAACTAGATACTTCAGTGAGACCATTATGTGATAATCTCATTATAGTACCTCTACTCTTATCAGCAAAATACTCTCTTATACCGTACTTTGCAAATGACTCTGGATTAGTACTTATTCCATATTGTCCAGCATAAGCTTGTACAGCACCTATAACAACATTAGATTGCGTTTGCATAGGTGAACCTTCTGCTGTATAAACAGCATCTTTATCTATTAATGCTCTACTTACTTTATTTTCTTGGAATATTATTAAATTAGTATCTTTAGCATATAATTTTTGTATAGAACCATAAGCTGGATCAACACTTTTAGTTATATCTTCAGCAGTGGAAAATACATTAGTTTGATTTATACCTGTTCTAGAATTATAAATACCAGAATATGTCATAGAATTAAACTTATCTTGTTGTTCAGGAAATTCCTCTACAACATACGCTTTAACTCCAAAGTCAACACTTGTATTATTATATCCCCCTCTTATTCTAGCTTCTTCAATAAACCAATTTCTTTCTCGTCCTTCTTCCGGCGACGGATTAGTATTAGTTAAACTACCACCACCAACACCAAAAGTTCCGCAATCAGGTAAATTACCTGTTCCACTATATGAATTCCAATCTCTTCCACCCCAAGGAAAACAAGGGTATCCTTTAACATCACCACTATCTGCTATTGTTTCTATTTCATGACCCCATGGTAAACCTGGCCATGTAGGTAATAGATAGTGACTATCAGCATCGCCATAGGGATCATGTCCTGGAGCATATCCACTAACAGATGTTGTAACTGTACTTTGATAATCGTTAAGAGCTGGATCTGGTTGATCTTGCGCTGTATCTCCGACAACCTTCTTTATCCAAAAAGAGTTAAAATATTTTATAGGTATTGAGTAAGGCATAAGTTATAATTACTTTATTTTTAAGATGTTTACACTAACCATTATATATAGTACAATTGTCACAACACCACATTGGGTTAAGTCTTACACTCCAAGATGGTAATGTTATAGGTACATCCCATTCAAAATATAATCCAGAACTTCCATGAGCATTTGACCTATCTGTAACACGTAATGTTACTACATATCTACCGCCTGGTAAAGCGTTACCTAATTCAAGTGGAGAACTCCACCCTGAATAACCATTGGGATTATCAGGGTTACCAGCGTAAATAGCAGCTTTTTGAATATTATCAATCGGAGTTGGACTAAGTCTTTTCTTGAAAAACTTCTGATTGGAATTAACATCTCCTAATTTAGTAGTAGGATCAATCCCACCTAACCAAAATAAATTTCCAGAAGCATTTGGTTGTAGAGGTTGATGAGTTGGTGGATTATCAATAAGGTATCTTTGAGGTACCCATGCACCACCATAATTCCAGGTGCCACCAAATGTTTCTACCTCTTGAACATTATCCACCCACATTTCATTAAATTGATAAAAAGTATTATCACCATTTTGTAATTTCATCATATTAGGTGCATTACCTATATTGGGACCACCTCTAAAATTCGCAAAATTACCTAATCCATTTGCGTTATTTAATATAGAATTTAAATCAGGCCAATAATGATGAGGATATACTCCTAATCCATTAACATCATATTCATTATATTTTGAACCTACAATGTTTTCACCGCCTTGCATAACATCTAATTGTGATGTATTATTATGCCAATATACTGGACCACTAGGTAATCTACCTATTAAAGAATCAGGATCTGGATTAGCGTCATGTACATCTTGGTATAAACCAAACACAACTTCTCCTTGTCCCATCCATATAATATCACCACCTTGTCCTTGTATATCAGTATTTCCATTATTCCCCCATCGTGGAGCATATGGAACAAACATACTAACTTGATACATACGTGGAATACTAAACACAAGCTCTCTACCTACACCATCTCCATTGGGTTGAGGTTCAGTACCAGGAAAACTACCCCACACTCCATTAGTAGCTTCAAATACTCCATCCCAATCATGGTAGTATGATTGCTGAGCACCAACAGATGTACCACTATAACATGAACTTGTACTCATTAATTGTAAATTTAAAGGATATTGCCCACATGACATTAATCCTCCTGTTCTTGGATAAGTTTCAGTAGTTGCACCATATCCAGAACCATCTATTGCTGCTTTCCAGTTAAAATAAGCTCCATAAGAATACATCGAACCAGTATCGGTTGCTAAGGAAGCGTTAGGTGCGTAATATCCTGTACCATACGTCTTATAATAAAGGCCAGTCCCTGATGATACTTGCTCAAACTGCCATGAACTAGTAGGAATCCACTGCTTCTCCGTTGGCACTGATCCACCTACACTTCCGTCAGCTATAATTCGTCCATATGCTGGTTGAACGTTAGCATGACCAGATTCAGGACCTTCATTTGCATAAAAAAGAGTTCCACTAAATTCTGCTGCATTTAAACCCATTTTATAACAACCATACGTTGAAGTTAAATTCATACGTTGTCCTATAGCAATAGTCTTTGTCGACCAAGCATCTACCTCACCATTATAATAACCAAAATTAGGATCGCATGTCCAGTCTTTTATCTCTTGTTTTCCAGGCCACACATTCCTCTCATTAGGCGCTCTATTATGGCATGTGCCAGTTTCATATATTGTAGTTTGTGTTCCATCCAATAATCTAGTTATTATAAATTTAAATGTATACTCATTCATAGTTGGATTCCGCCAACAATGAAAACCAGGATTATGTATGCTATGCGGAGCTATTTTTACTCTATACTCTCCAGGTCCACCCGCTGGTTCTAATTCAAATTGTGGTGTGTGAGGAACTGTTATTGGTGGCCAAGGTCCAGCTTGCACTGTTGTAGTAACTTCTACTAAATCAATTGTACAACCTATTCCTAATGGTGTAAAATTAGGTCCTAATGCTTGAAAATCCCCAGATATAATAGTACCATAATCATCTGATTCACTCCAATTAAGTTCAGGGTTACTAATACCTATAGGAAGTGTATTATCATTATTTATTATATTGTAATTTAATTCCGATACTAAACCACTGGTACTAGTTTCCCAGAATATATCTAAAAGTGATTCTACTGGAGCAGTTTCATATACGGCTAATGTGGGACCACTTCCAAACCATGTATTTTCTATATCATCAAAAACACTATATGTATCACTACAAGGATTTAATCCTTCATGAGAAACACCAAATTGATCTCTAGTATCTACTTTAGCTATTAATGGGTTTGTTTGGGATTTATAAAATTGATGTGGTAATGTTGGTGATTCAGCGGGGGTTAAAACACCTAGATTAAGTTCTTTCATGGTAGCTACAGTAACTGCTATATCCCATTTTTTCCCTGGATCATATTGAACATTAGAATAACTTTCAAATGCACCTCCAGCTCCGTCAGGCCAACTAGGTCTATCTATTATGTTCTGAACTCTACCATACATTCGCACTGAACTAGCAAATTTATCTTGAGTTGGTCCAACTTCTTTTAAATCACGAGGTATTTTATTAATATTATCACCAAATAAAACTATGTGAGATGTTCTATTATGATTACCATCTGGATAATCAAGCACAGGTAAAGATGGAGTTACAGTAATTGTATCAGCTGGATCTTCTACAGATACTTCCTCTCTTCCTTCTTGATCACATGGATAACCAGCCATTGCACCTGGTAAATAAACATTATAATACTCTTGCTCAGTTTGCTTAACAACCATCTTCCATGAATACCAACCTAATGGATTAGTAGGTTTTATTACAGCATAACCACCATATTGAGGAGGTGAAAGTGGATTAAAATCACATTCTGGACAACTTAAAGAAGGATTAAGTATACGAAGTTGTATAGGTTGACCTGATACGAAACCAATACCTGTTACCACTAGATCTACTAATGTTTGATCAGGTGGATGTACATTGGCACTCCAAGTTCCTCCACTATCTATATAAGTTCCGGATGTATAATCGTATTTAAATATAGAACCAGTTACAGTACAAGGCGCGGCCGGAAGTGGCCCACACGGATCGCAAGGTGGTATAGTGGCATGACACCAAAAATTACCCACTCCCATGTTCCAAAGCCCTGATACCTCCATTATTGATCCATCATCGTGTTGGTAAACACCAGGATAACCATTATTAAGTTTTTGCTCTGGTATAATATTTTGAAATGTTGCTCTTAACTGATCACCTGGCCAAGTATCATTAGGATCTACAATATGATTCTTGTCAGTTATAAGGATGTCTTCTATATTTTTATAAGAATGATATATAGTTGATCCTTTTGCTGTAGGATCTTCATTGTCCACTCTAATATTAGATAGAATAACATCAGATTGTCTACCATATCTATCTGACAATACAACTCCAACTTGATAAGTTCTGTTTTGTTTTAGAGTATGATTTTGATATTCTTTTCTAACATAATAATCTGGATCTTTCCATCCTCCACCACCCATTAAAGGAAGTTCAGGTTTAGCATCAATTTGTAAAGTATAATCTAAAGTTTCTGGAGAAGTATGTTTGTCTATAAAATTTCCATATATAATTCTGTTACCCGCTACTTCTTGTGCTAAAGCTCGAATGGGTACTTCATCACTTACTCTTGTTGTTTCTTTAGGGGGTAATGTTTTCCATGGTTTTCTACTTTGATAATTATAAGGTAAATAAATATCAAGTAAATTGTTAAAATCTTCTAATATTAAAGTATCTAATACTAAAACTTGATTAGAATCACTTTCTCTATATAAAATATCAATTTCAATTACGTGTAACTTATTATTTACTGTATCCCAATTACTTTGTGTTTCACCATATCTAGGAGAAGGTATATTTAATGTTACATCATTAACTTTGTTCTCCATAAACTTAAGAACAGTGCTATCATATGTTTCACTCTCTTGTCCTACTAACGGTAAATTATCTTCAGCATTATCACCAATAAAATATCCATCTTGCTCTGGTACAAATGCTATTTGAGTGAATGGTGCCATTAGTGAGTATTCTCCATCATCAAACTTAAATCTGTAACTAAATCTAACAAATTTATCTTTTAAAAATTTAGGATCACCTGGCCAAGCTTCATCAAAATGTGGATTTTGGCGTTGGAAATATATTGCCGAGTCGGTGCCTCCAAGATCATTTATAGTACCTGCCACATTGGGTCCAGATAAAGTGATTTCTGTTTCACCAGGATTAGGCCATGCTACACTGTCTACTTGGACGGGAGGCCACGTAACGTATTTTCCCGTAATTAGATCTCCATTAAGAACTGCATTTGAATTAGGTTTGATATTATAATATTCTCCTTTTAATGTAAGTGATCCTACACCACCCTCAATCATTACAGCTGAAGCATGAATAGGTAAATATTCACTAATCCTATCTTGCATGCTACTATCAAAAACTATATGAGGACTAGTATTTTCATTGAGTAACAGTATAGGATCAAAAGGATAATATTTTGCAACGGAAATTTGATCTTCACTCGTATAATAATTTGCAGTTTCTCCTAATGCTACATTAATTTTTCTAGGTTGATTTCTATTATCAGTCCAAAATAATAAATTTTCTACTAGATTAATACCTGTTATTATATGAGTTTTTGAAAAATTAAGAAAACTACCTTTTACTAATATCGTATACGTATCTTCTTTTGTATTATATGAGATTATATAATTTTGAATTGTAGTAGTAGCTCCTAGCAAAATGGGTACACCAAAACCAGCTGCATTATTATCTAAATTATTAGAGGAAGTATCTGTATAATTAGTTAAAAATAAAAATAAACGATCATTAGATTCATCTATAAAATGTCCTATGATTTCCGTATGAGTATCATTAATACCAAAATCTTCAATTTCTATATTACCTAAGATATTCTCTAATGCCCCAACATCCATTCCTTCAGATTTACTTATCTGAATATTAATTCCTTCACGATATTGACCATTAGGGAGAATTCTACCATCCAAGTCTTGATTCATTTTAGACTGAATGAAGGTGTTTTTCATTTCTGCCATTTACTTAATATTTAATCCATTTAGATTTTCCTCGCATGATCTGTACAAACTCACTTGACTTGAGATTTGATAAACGTATTTTAGCATTTCTAAGTGCTGCTCTACGATCCTTTTTAAATCGTTGTACTACATATTCTTGCACCCCAGATCTACCAGCTAATATACTATAAGCTATATGCATGTATAACGCTTCTTCAGCTAACTTAGGTATTCTAGTTTCTTTATCATAAGATAAACCATCAGATATATATTCTAATATAATAAGTTTTTCACTTAAATTGCTACTAAAAGAGAATTTACCTTCTCTTTCGTTTATAGTGAACCAACCATTGTCTTGAGCTAATTCTGGTAGTAAACCATAATTCTGACCTAACAATCCTACTCTCCAATTTTGATACCAATCTCTCCCTAATCCTGTAGGGTCAAATAACGGACTTGTAGTAAAATCCTCCGGATTTGCCTCCCATCTTTCCTCAGTTAAGGATGTTCCTTCTAAATTCTCTCCATGACTATCTTGTAATGGTATTCCATAGCCTTCTGATGGAAAACTAAAACCATAGTTACTTGTGGTAATATTTGTATCTTGAATAGGTGTTTCATAAGGATTACCTGTTAATGTAGTAGGGTATATAATACGCTTTATTCCGTTTTTATCTATCCACGACACATTAACATAGTTCACATAATCTTGTGGTATAATCACAGATAAAGTTGGTGGAATTGTTATTTCTTGAGATTTGATACTTTTAAGCGTATCATAAGAGAATTCTTGAAGTCCACGTTTAGCATGGAACATAACGTCGGTACGTTTAGCATTAGGAATAAGTTTACCTACCCCAACGTAACCTATGAGGAAATTATTCACTATGTCAGTTATAGTAATATATTGATAGTCTCCATAATTAGGTGCACCATCAACTAGCATTGATTTTAATCTTACTTGAATGTAGTAACCACCAAGAACTGCGATTCCTGCTACACCGGTATTGGTATCATAAAATTCTATAGCACTCCAATCTTGGGTTTCAGAAAATTGTGATACTCTAAACCCCCATTGACCACCTACTGGTGCTGCTATTCCCCCGTTAGATCCATCCCATAATACATATGGATCTAATCCTCCAGTACTAACCATTAAATCAAAGTTATTTAACATGAAGTTAGGGTCAGCTGGATTCCATGTTGCATTATCAAAAGCTGATAGTGGGGCAGCTGGAACACCCATTTCTAGTACTTCATCAAAAGTGTAAATAAAAGGTCTGGTTGAAGTACCATCTGCAACTCGCGCTTGATGTCCTACATAGTACTGTTCATTGGTTTCGTTTATAAAACCTCCATCAGGTGAATTTGCCATGTTTTATTGTTTTTCATTCATTTCAGTGACTGCTATCTCTTTGGCCGCGGCTTGTACTATTTGTGGATCTCTAATTACTACACCCGCATATTTTAATATACTTAAAATCACTTTTACTTGATCTGTATCTTGTAATTCAAAATTTTGGGATCCAGTTGTGGGAATAAAAGGAGCCACTGCTCCTGGAGATCCATCCCATATATATTGACCTACACTTCCTGTACTATAAGCCCATACCACATCTACTGGTTTTCTTATATAAGAAACTGAAAATTGATTATATGGAAGTGCTGTTACAGGATCTATTTTAACTAAATCGCTAGGTTGTATAAATATACTTCCATTCTCATATAAATATAAAGGATAATCTTCACTAGGCCTAGTGAGTTTAGACATGTTTATCCTAAGCCACTCATTTCTATCAACTCTTTCTATCTCTTGTTCATCTTTATAAATTACAGTACCTATTACATATATTGGAGTTGTAAGAGCTGTTGTATTATACTCGTTATTAGCAACCCAAGTAGTTGTTGGATCTAATGGCTGTATTTCTTTAAGTGCAGATAATTGGTTATCTATATTCTTAACTCTATCACCGTATTCACTTTCATTTTGAGGTACTCTTAGTTGCTGATTTAAAGTTTCTAAGTAATCATCTATAATCTCTAATTGTACTTGTGTAGCAATATTATTAAATTCAAACGGAGATAAATAACCTCTTTGTTCTTTATTAAGTATCAATAATACGGTTTGATAAACTGTGTTTACGTTTATAGCCATTATAAATATTTTTATATAGTAAAAAAGGCGGCGTTATGCCGCCTTTATTATTATTACAGGTTATTATAGTTTTATCCAAACTTTTTCTGTATTGATTTATATACTTCTAAACCTTCATCAGTTTGAAACCAAGCGGCCATAGCTGAATAAGGATTTTCATCAAACGGTACTTTCATTAACTTTTTACCATTAGAAGCCCACGAAAATGTTCGTTGATCTTGTGCTAACTTTATAATATTAGCTTCAGTCGCTTTTATAGCAAAATTTCTTAATTGAACATTCTCATCATTAGCTAATGCTAAAAATAACTTAGGATTTCTTTTAGCCATTAAAACAATATCTCGTTTTATTTCTTTAGAACTAAGTTTATTTACACTAGAACCTTCTTCAACTCGTAAAATAGCTTCAGCATGTTCTATATCCATATTTAAAGCAGCAGTCATTGCATGATTTTCTATTTCTAGATCTTCTAAATCGTCATGAGCTTCAGCAACGTTATCTAATTCAGCATATCTCATATTTAATTGAGGATGATATAAAGACAATAACTTCTGCAAGTTTTGTTTTTCTTTAGGTACAAATAATGCTCCATCATTAAAAACTATATGTTGCAAGGTAGCTTGTCCTTTTTGTTCATCAACAAATGGTGAAGCCTGATTAGTGGCATATCTAAGTTCTCTTTGATTACCACTTTCATTATCAAAATGTAATAAAGGAAATCTCCTTGTATGTTTAGATGGTAAAGTATATGTTAATGGGGATCTACCATGTAAAAGATAATAACTTCTATCTTTTACTTCCCATGTTGTATTTTCTTCCATAATATAATATAATTAAATAGTTAAAAAAGACCCCAAATTAATGAGGTCTTATGTTAATTGTAGTTATTAGGTTAAACCAACGATTGCAACTACTGTATCGGCATGCAAATATGCATCGTCACTTGCTATTATGCTTTCCACATTTGGAATAGCATAAGGATCAGCCACAGCAGCTTCAACCGCAGCTGTAAACTCAACTCGAGCCGCAGCTGCTAACGCGCCAGTAGTACCAAAACCACCACCTGCTACTTCTACTTCCACAGTTCCAGTATCAATCGTTAGATCAAATGCTGTTGCGCTAACACCAGCAACTGTAATAGGAACAGTGACGTCGTAAATAGTCGCCAATGGTTCATTTGTTGTTATTTTTATAAGTGCCATAATTTTATATTTTTAAGGGTTAATAAATTAATCTGTAAATAATACAAAATTATTAGCAGCTTGCACACACAGACATCTTTCAGATAAATAATGGATTTCCATTGCATCTAAATCAGAAGTGTAAGCACCTCCAACAGATCCAGTGATCCATGATTTCATTCTTCTATCATCCGTTTGTGAAGCTCTATATCTCACGTGTAAGAAAGGTCGTCTTATGTTTTGACCAAGCATTTGATCATAAACAGTAGATGTACCAGCAGGTATTAAAACACCTTTGATATTATCAACCATTCCACGAGTAGAAGCATCATTTAAGTATTTCCAATCGGTTTTGTAGAAGTCGTAAGAACCTCTTCTAAAACCAGTGAAACCAAAATTTAACGCCATCTCATCTGAGTTATCAAATAGACCATAAGATACTGAAGAAGCAGCAGCATAACCACCACCAGCTTGAGCACCGATCATATCATCAAAATCAAGAGCAGTACCTCTATCTAAGAAAAGCATGTTTTCTTCAATAGCACCTTGCTTATCTAGTTGTTGGAGTATTTGGTCAAAATCGCCTAGTGCACCAGCTCCAGGAGCAGCAGCGCCAGCAAAGCCAGCGTATACATTACCTCTTGCTTGTAACGCAGCAAACATACCTTGAGTACCTCCACCAGATATTGGAATTGCTTGTGTGTCTAATTCACCTTCAACCATCACCATCTCAAGATAATCTTCATATCTTAATCTAGTTTCAGATTCAGCTTTTAGATACCACAAAAATCCACTTGAACCATCTTCCGTTGCAATCTCAACCCAACCAATTTGAGCAGTATCAGAACCTGATACTTCATATCGATCTTTTATAATTATAGGTTTGTTTTCAAACGTAGTTAAAATAGGTTCAACTGCGCCTTGCATTCCAGCTTGTCCTTTTTGGAAATCAGAACCGTAAACGAATATTCTCACATTCGCAGCACCTGCAATTGCACCCCAGGTAGCCTGTGTATAACAGACAGCTGTAATAGCCGCTCCAGTAGCGGCGACAGTTACAAGTCCTTTAAGTGTTAATCCAGTAACTGGATCAAAAGCGACTATTGTATTACCAACCCTAATAGCATGTGAAGGATTAGCAGCGGGTAAGACGATTGTAAAAACGTTACCTGCGACTGTTACTGTGTCATAAGCGATATGTAACCTATTTTGCTCTGACCAAATAACTTGATCTGAGGTCATAGGCATCTCCGCTCCGACCATTCTTAAGAAGCCAGATATAGTTCTATTACCAAATCTTTCGACTTCTTGTTCATATAATTCAGGCAAGTATTGTTGAGCAAAATCTGCAAAATTAGCAGCACCACTATCGGTCCACTGTAGATAATTACTCGCCAACGCCACTTGATCCTGTGCGGGTTGCAAATCCGCATTCATTGTTGTAAACGCCATGTTTTATTGTTTTAAGTTTATTTTTTTGTTCTTATTTTTAACTTTGAACTATCAACTCCACTCACTGCTTTTACTCTTAAACCATTTAAATATACATGATCCGCGGGTTGACTAGAACGCGCTGAATTATTTATATTTTTAGTTTGAGATATAACATTTTGTACAGCATCAGCTTTACCTTGTTCATAGAAATGAGTTGCTATTGCATCTGCATTTCTAGCAGCATAAATTGCTTTGTGGTAACCAGAGAAATCTCTAACACTACCATCATCGTTTAAGAACATCTTAACGAAATCTGTAATATCTGATTGCTGGTTAGCTACGTCACTTGGATTTGTAACATTATACCTAAATCTCTTTTCTCCTAAGTTAAACTCAAAACCTTTGAAATCCTCAGAAAAATGATTTTTAGTATTTGATACAAACTCATTATGTCGAATTTTGCTTTTTGCTTGTTCATCGTTATGTCTGTTGAAAAAATCCATTGCTTTTTGTTGTTCTTGAGTAACTCCAGGTCTCAACTTGATTTCCTCATAATATTTACTCTTTAGATCTTCTAAGTAAGCATTAGCTTTTACAACTTCTTCTTTAATCGCAAGTTTTTTCTTGCGAATTTCTTTATCCTCATCATAATCTGCATCATAAGCAAATTTATCATCTAAAATAAATTCTATCTCTTCTGCATCTAAATGGGGTTTAGTACTTTTATAATATTCTTTTAGTAACGCAACATCATCTACCCCACTATAATCTGCATTTAATCTAAGATAATCTTGCATATCACCACCAGTTTCTTTCATGAAATCAACTAGTTTGTTTACACCTTCTGGAAGATTGGATATTGGTTCTGATGTAGGTGGTGAAACTTGAGTGGATTGTTCTTCATCTGTAATTTCTTCTATTACTTGCTCATTGTTCGGCCTGGTCGTTTCTTGCTTCTGTTCTTCTTTCTTTTCGGTAACTTCTTGCAATCTTGATTCGGATGTTCCGCTTTCCACCGTTTGTACATTCTCGGCTTGTTTATCCTCATCCACGTGCATTGTGCTTGACTCTGAAACGGCATCTTCTGTTTTGTTTAAATTAATTTTAGGTGTTTTTTGTTTAGTATTGGCTAATTTTTTTGGTTTTGGTTTAGTTTTTACTTTTAAACCTTCAACCTTTTTATCCATAACTGGTTCTTCTCTTATTGGTAATTCTTCTTTTGTTTCTTCCATGATATAATATTATATAATTATCTACATTTGCATACCTGATTCTAGGGAATTTTCTACACCTGGTACAGATGTAGGTTCTTGTTCTGTAATGTTTGTGTCTTGTGGATCACGTCTTTGGGTTTGTTGAAAATCAACAGGTAAAGAATTATTACGACGTTGCTCTATTAATTGGCTTTGTTGAGTAGCTTGTATTTGAGTTCTAGTATCTTTTCTATCTTCAATATCTCTTTCCTTACGTTGAGCTTGCTCTACTTCCATTTGTTTTAATTTCTGATCATATCCAAACTGTATTTCCATTAATTCTTTCTTTAACTCTCCTTCTGTTTGTATTTTCTGTAGTACAATTTGTCCTTTACCTTGCTCTATTTGCAAAGTGGTTTCAGCTATAGCTTGATTCTTTTGAACTTCTGCCATAGCTGCTCTTTCCGCAGCTTCTGCATTGGCATCTGCTTGAGCTTTTATCATTTGCTGTTGAGTCTCTCTATCTTGTTCAGCTTTTTTTCTACGCTTTAACTTAAGAAGTTGATTAGCGAGCATCAAGTTTTTTATCTCTCTTATATCAATAGCATCTTCTAAATTAATAGTTTGAGTTTGAAGCGCCATTTGAATATTTTGTTCTAATAAAGCTTTTTCTTCCTCGTCAGGTTCTATTTCTAAATATATACCAAAATCATATAAATGTAAATGCTGTATTTCCTCTAAAGTCTTTACATTAAATAAACTTATACTATTTATTAATGATTCTCTTAGTAGATCAAATTGAATACAATCAGCAACTCTAAGTGATATATTTTCGCATGCTCTCAATGTTAAATACAAACCAGCTTGTAAAATATGTTTAGTTGCAGTATTAGAGGCTGCGGCTGCTAATTTTTGCAACCCAACTAAAGAGTCTTCATTTGGCATACTACCATCTCTTGCTTCATTTAATCCAGTTACATCCCTTATCATTTGTAAATAATACTGATAAGTAGTTATTAAGGCTTGTATCTTGGATTGACCACTAGAACTATTTAATTCTTGAATAGGTACTTTACCATGATTAAGATCACCATCTTGGGTCATAGATCTACCAACTATACTACCTGTTTGGAAGTACATATTCAATGCTTCTTGTGGATTATAATTAGTACCATTACCTAAATCAACCTCTGCTAATCCATCTACATCTAAAAATACTCCATCTGGTACTGTTCTAGATAATACTTGTTGTAATTTTAAAGATGTAAGTTGTATCATATCAGCAAAACCTATCATTCTTTCCACTAAAGATTCAATTCTACCTTTATACATACTAGGAGCACATAACTGATAATTCATATTAACTTTAGAAGTATTAGAAAAAGGTCTTGTCATGTTTTCTGCTACCTCCCATTGTAACATAATAGGATGTCCTAATATCTTTGCACCATGATACAATACCTCTATAGATCTAGAAACTCTTTTAAAATTATCATTAGGTGGTGGATTAAAGAAATCTGGTTTTTCAATTGCTTTTTCTAATCCTTGATCAGTATATTTTATTTTAAAAACTTGATCAGCATAAGTTTTGTATTCAAAATATAATACTTGTACTGTATTATTATTATTTTGACCCTCCCAATTTCTTACATAATTAGTATTACCTGGAAATTTTTGTATTTCTTCTAGTTCTTTATTAGTAAGTTGCGGAAATTCTTTTTTAAGTTCAGGTATACTAATCGATTTAACTTCTCCTACGTAATATATATCTTCAAAATTAGGATCTTCAGTATATGACCATACTAAATTTGCGGGATCTACATAATCTACTACAATACCTTCTGATTTATTAAAACTAGTCTTAACAGCTCCAATACCTAAAGTTACTAAATCTTTTATAAATCTTCTTCTAATTAAATGATATTTATTTTTAGCTAATGTATTAGATATTAATTCTTCTTCTGCTAGTTCTATAGACTGTTTATAGTCTAACTGCATATGAATCTCTAATTCTTGCTCATTAACCGGAACATTATCAACACCCTTAGCATCTGCTATATCCATACCTAGAGCATTTTGAACCTTTTCCATATACTCTCTAGTCTTAATATCTTTATGTATCCTAGTAGCATAATCAGTACGCAGTTTTTGAGAGGCTGGATCTTGAGAGTAAGCTTTAACATCATATATCTTTTCTGACATACCATTAACCACTATATCTACAAATTTAGGTATAACTGGTACTGGTTTCCAATCTAAGTTAAGATATGATAAATCACCATTTATAGAAAGTTCATCTTTATATTTTTGAATATTTTGTTCTCCTCTAGCATATAATCTCCTTTGATGAAAAATATTATAATTAAATGCATATCTATCACCACCTAAACCTTGACTGAACCATTGCCCTTCAATAGCTCTAGCTACCATGAGTCCGTACTCCAAACTCATTTTCTCTTCTTGAGGAACTACCTGATCGGGAAAAGAACTTCTAGTATTAGTGTAAATCATTTATTTATTATTTTTGAAACAAGTCCATCATTATCATATAATTTAATTCCTAGATCAATTTTTTTCATTGTTCTATCTGCTAATGGCTTATATTTATTTTTATTACACCCCATAATCGCTAATCCTGAACTTATTGATGCATCATGAGTGGTTCTCTTATTTATATTAAACCTGGCCCAATCTTCTAATGTTCTTTGAAAATACATATCTCCATATGTTTCACCATCAAAACCTACATGATCTTCTATGTAAGATTCTATAGCAGCAGCATGTGCTTGTATAACATCTTGACTAGAATTAGGAATTCCACCTATCTCTTTTTCGGTAATTGATAATTTATTCCATACTTTATCTGGCCTATTAATGGAGAAGTGTCTATAACCCCTTCTTTTTAAATAATAAAGTAATCTGGGTTTATTATTTTCGCACAATAATGGCATACCATAAAATACTAAAGCCATTAATACGTCTTCAAAAAATGTTTCAGCAGTTGGAGGTCTTGCTACATATTCTAAAAAAAACTGATTAGAAGGAGCGTCATCTAGACTAAATTTAGTTAAACCATGTAAAGCGCCATTTGACCCTCTGTTATCAACTGTACCTGATATATCATAACTATCACATCCAAATGCTCCAATGTGCTCATTACCAGGATATTTTAATCCATTCTTTACTATCACTTGGTTTTGAAGAGATTTAGGTGGAACCCAACTAATTTTAAATCTTCCAGTTGAATTTGGAATAAATATAACTTGAGTATCCTTTATACCGTTAACCCATTGAAAACTACCTTGAGTAACACTTGCTGTATTGTTTAATTCTTCATTGTAATCTATTTGCTCGTATATCTTTACTAAATTAAAAAGAGATTCTCGTGTTTCATCTCTAAAGGCATGTTTTTCTGTTCTAGGAAATTGTCTATAAAACTCATTTAAACCGTCTTGATCACCTTTTAAACCATCAGCTTCATTTTCCCAATATTCTATAACACCCATATTTATAGGGATGTTATCAACACCTACTACTTCTTCTTTAGGAGTATCAAATACAGGCATTCCATATTTATCCATATACCCTTCATAGTTCCATTCCATAGGTATAAATAACGAATATAATCCAGATTTAGTTTGGTAATTCCTGTTCCTATTAGTTACATCAGAATTATAATAGATCTTTTTAAAGTTTTCCCCTCCTTTATCCAAAGCATTACTTGTAGATCCCATCATGCATTTACCGATGATAATTCTACCTAATCGCAAACATGTTTTTGTTACTTTCCAATTATTTTTAATATTGTCAGGTCTCTCCCATTTACCACTTTCATCGTGTGCTAATAATTTTAACTTCTCTCCATCATAACTATTATCTCCAGTATTTTTCCAATCTATAGTAGTATCTAAACCATCTAATTCTTCTAACTTCTCTTTTGTATCTAATTTTTTTCTAGTAAGTTTTGAAGCTGGTATTCTATATGCCAATTCGGTTTTAGGACGATCCATACCATCCTGTATGGGTTTGAAGAAAAACGGATAGTTAACCGAGATGGGTACAACTTTATCCGTGAACATTTTTTTAGCATCCCAACCTGTTTTGGATAATACGCCAAATCTTGAATCGCTAGACATTGTGGCTTGGTTAACGAGTTCCGAAGACGCCATAAATGAAAATCCAGAACGTCTATTTTTAAGGTAACACATTCCATAACACCGGTTATCTGCTTTACATGCCTCCCAGAAGTAAAAAAACAATTTATTTGCTTCTCTGTAGTCGGCTGAACCAACGTCGATTTTTGCCCATTGCAAATAAACATAGTGAGTGCCAGTGATATAATTAGGAATACCTTTGTTATAAAACCAATGTCCTTCTTCTCTTCTATTAAATTCTTCATCAATATAATCAAACCATTTTTCTTTAAACTCTAGTGGATACTCATCCCATTCAAAAGTACTTTTTATCCTATTTAACTCTTTTGGATAAGGTTGTTTTTCCCAGTATTGTTCTGCTTTTTTTTCGCTTCTTTTAAACGGTTTGTTAACTGTTGGTAAAGCAATTCTGAGATTCTGTATTTCAATAATTTCTCCAATCTTACCAGTTTTACTTATAACTATAAAATCATATTCTTTGTTATAACCATACTCCCATTCTTTAAATCTATTTTTCTTACTTAAGATCTTAGGATTAACTACATCTTTTATTATTTTAAAAAGTGTCTGTTCATACCCCATTATTTAGAGCGTTTTTCAGGTGAAACAGAATAAGATTTTCTTGGCTTTTCCTCTTCCTTTGGTTTACCTTCTAAAATTCTTTCTTCTTCCTCCATTCTACTAAGTATTTCAAAAGCATCAAATATAGCTAATTTCTTAGTAGCAGCAGCATTTTTAAGACGATCAGCGGAAACATCATCACCTGAATCTACTATAGGTTCTTTTGCCACTTTAATTAATTCTTCAACTGCAACTTGCCCAGCTAGTATTATATTTTTCTTCGTTTCCTTCGTACTCATGTTCTATAACTATATCATTTAATTTCATACAATAGAGTAATTCATTGTCTATAACAAATTCAAATTCCCTTTCTTTTTTAAAAGAAACTAATGACCCAACATCTATACCTAATTCCCTTAACTTTCTGTTACCATATTTTACTATACCAATATTGGGTTTAATAGAATTAAACTTAAAATCACTTTTTTCTTTTATAGGTTGAATAAAACATCTATCTAAAAACGCCTCCCATTCCTTATCTTTTTTATATAAGTATAACTGATCAGCGCTACAAAAATACATATCCTCTTTAAAGTAAGATCTACTATTTTGTTCTTTACCTTTAATATTGTAGAATCTACGAAAAATATTATGATGTACTGCTACGTGGTCTCCAACGTTAATAGGTGTATCAAAAGCTAAAGGAATGTGTAATACTATACCTTCTTTGCTAATTGCTTTAAAATCTTCTATACTTGTATTTAGTATTAAATCCTTGTCACCTATTCTTTTAATATTATTATATCTACTTGTAGTTGGGGTTATAATAAAGTCGTATAAACTATTCACTATACTCTAAATCAAATTCAACAGCTATTGCCATGTTAGCATTAAATTTTTTCCATGGTAATATTTCATCTCCTTTTCTAATGTATATTAAATATTCACCATCATTTTTATCACCTATTATATCGCATATGGTATGACCTCCATAAACTTCTTGACCTACAGCATAGTGCATAGCATCATTTTTATAATCAGATCCTATACTTATTTTCCTTATATTATTAGGCATTTTCAACTACTTTTAGATTAGGTTCTTTTTCCTTTTCTTTTTCTATAATAGTATAATCGCCTGTTTCAACATTTATATTTATGGATCCATATTCGTTTTCTAATTCTCCTTTATAAGAATCTATATCACGATTTAATTCGCTAATTTGATGTAAATTATTATGTTTCTGAATTTCTAAATATCCTACATTGGTGATTAAAGTATTTAAATCTCTTTGTTGTTTTTGAATTCGTGTTAATTGTTCTTCTTTAATTTTCATTTAATTAAATTTTAGTTATTTGTTTTGTTCTAACTTTATGTTAGTATTCTATAGTCATAGCAACTGTCATAGATGTCGTAGGAAATGTCCAGGGCATTGTTGAATCAGTTGGAGCTGAATAGTAAAGGACAAGTATATCCCCATCTGTATATGAAGCAGAAATTGGTCCACTATCTTTATATATAAAAGTTCCAGTATCTACAGCTTCAGTGCATTGTAAATTAGGTAGTGCTAATACTGATGTATAATTGAGAGACGCTCTATTTGTGTCACTTGAATCAAATGGATCTGTTAATTTCCCTAATTCCCAATTAACGTCTGCTGTCTGACCTAAAGCGTCAGCTGGGATTACTGGAACGCTTCTACCAATCCATTTAATTTGTACCCTTGTTACAGTAAAATCATTATTAACTATCATACATGGCCCTTGATTCATTAATGCACTTGCCATGCTACAAGCAAACATAACTTGTCTTGGATTTGTTGATCCAGTTACATAACTTCCTACATTTACTGCCAACCCATTAATTTGATGCGATTGAGGTGGAGGAGTAACCCATTCCACATCTCCACTAACGTTTTTAGCGGATAATACATCTCCTGCTCCAGTTGGTGCCACGGGTAAATTTATTTGTAACTCTGTTGCAGTTATTAATTGTAATGTACCATTTGTAGTTGATCGTGAATTTATAGTTATATGACCATTATGACCGCCATTATATGAAGATAAGTGTATAACACTTCCCGTGACAGCTGTAGCTGTACTATTTACATAATATGAACCTCTAACTTTAATTTCATAAGGTTGTTGATTTTGTATATCTAATTCATTTCTTTTATAAAAAGTTATATTTGCACCACCATCATTTAGTTCAATATCATTATTAGCAGCATTACCAGCTGTTAATACCGAATCTAAGTCTTGTAATCCAGCTGCTACAATCTCTGCGCCGGAAAAACTAACATTTACATCAGTACCTGGTGCTGCGGGATCATCGCAGTATCCTGCAATTCCTAATACATCGCTTACGGTTATAGGACCTCCTGGTATAGTTGTTATTGTGCTAAACGCACTAATTTTCTTATCTGCCATTATTCTAATTTTATTTTTGAACCATCTTCCATTAAGATAAATCCAGTACCTTCTACAAGTATATATCCACCCACAACAGGTCCTGGTACTCCACCCCTAGGACTTATGGCTGGTATAGTATTTTTAAGACTTAAAATTGCCATTTAAAATAATACTAAAATATCATCTAAATTTCCTGCAGATTGTGCGGTAACACTTAAAACAGATACCGGTAAAAAACTACCTGCTCCAACACCTACATATTCTACTTCAGTTGTAGCTTCATTTATAACTGTAATATCCATATCAACACCTACATATAAAGAAGCTCCAGGTCCAGGGGTTTGATGAGGTCCAGGATTTCCTGGTAGTGTGGTAGTGTAAGTATAGGAACTTTTTTCATCCCAATATGATACAGTATCAAAATTACTAGGCATAGGGGTTATAGGATCACCTAAAGTCCACGGGGTACATGCCGTTACAATAACTATTTGTACAGTGCAATTATTATTAGAGCCTTGTCCTATTAATGTTAACAAATCACCAGCTTGATAATTTTGTCCTCCATCTACCAATACAAAAGTATTAACTTCTCCAGCGCCAACAACTCCAGTTACTTGAACCGTTGCTCCTTCTCCACCATTATGTTGCGTTGCATAGGTAGTAGCTGCCGTGTAACCTGTTCCTGCATCAGTTACAAATAGTGCTAAAGTACTAACCGTATTTGGTAAACGACATAATCCACTTAATGCAATTGCATCATGAGCAAATACTCTAGGTTCTTTTAACGTTGTTCCAATTGTACTCATTCTTTATTTTTTTTTAATCATTATAAAACTACTTTGCCTACTTTCTTTAATACAAATAATACTAATATTAAAACTAGACCTATGTATATAAATTCTTTATATTTATCCCACCATGACAATTCGCGAAACACTGCTTTTTCTATTGTAACTAATTTCTCAGTATACACAGTATCTCCTAAACATTCTACCTCATGATGGATAACTTCTCGTAGAGTGTCGTAAAAATATTTTAATATTACCTTTTCATTATTGATTACTGTAGTAGTATCATGGGTACGAATAAGAGTGGTAGTATCGTAGTTATAGTTTTCTACTATCACAGTATCCCTAACATATATTGTATCTGTTTCGGTTAAATGTGGAAATTTAGTTACTAATCGATTCAACCTTTCTTGAGGTGAACAACCAATTAATAATAAACTAATTAATATTATTTGGATATAATTTTTGATAACCCCTTTTTTAACCATTCTCTTGTTTGAGTTCCTTTAAATAAAAACATAGCTAATGCTACACATAGAATAGATAAGAAAGCTCCTAATCCTATATGATCATGCCAAAAGTAACAATACATATCTGCTCCTATTAGTTTTAACCCTATTAGGTTAGTTATTATATTTTTCAATTTATCCTTCATTTAACAAATAATTAAAAATCAGGACAATCATTATTAAATGCCGTTGAATATAATCCTCGGTTTCTTCCCTTTCCTCCTCTTTTCTTGCGTATTTTTTTACACGTGTTCTTTGATCTATCTGGTTTTATTTTATCTTCTTTCGGTTCTTTAAGAGGTTTTATGGGATCATTTTTAATAGGTCTATTTATTCCAGGATACCATTTTTTCTTAGTACCAACATACTCCCCTTTTTCGAATACATTCTTGAACTTACTTTTATCTATAGTTAAAGGTGTTTGTAAAACATCTTCATTATAAGCTGATACTTTATCTCCTTTAGAAGAGAGATATTGAGCACGTTGGTGACTAATCTCACCTGTTGAACTTTCTACTGGATTAATCTCTAATCCCTTACGCAATTTCCATCTATCACTTTTATTTGCAGATTTTTCAACTAACTTTTCATGTTTAATGGCTCTTTTTTTTCCTTTATCTATTACTTTACCTACTCTCTTTTGTAATCTAGCAGTTTCTCTTTCTTCTTTAGTTAATTTAGGTTTATTTTTACCCATTATACCAGGATCATAAGTATTAGTAATATCTTTTATTTGATCTTCCGGATCACTTTGTCCTCTATAACCGTTTAATATTTTAGCCATTTTGTTTGTTTTTATTACCTTGAAACATACTAGATACAGTATTAGAAACTCCTTCATGAAGAGCATCTAGTTTTTTTGCTCTTTCTTTACATCCACATCCACCTTTTTTTCCTCTTATTTTAGCAGCGGCTTCAGCTACTTTGTCAATTCCTAAAGCTGCTGTAGCTTTTGCTATCTTAGTACCTATATATTCTTTTGCCATGATTTGATTTAATTAAAATATTATTATGATTTAAAAGCTCTAATAAACGAACTCAATGCCACACCATACGCAATACCTGCATACAATGGGTGACCTTGTGTTATTAATGCAAACCCTATTCCAACTGCTGATGCTGAGTGAAATAGTGGAGAATTCACAATCTTTTTTATTTTTTCCATGTTATATTATCTTTTACCTCTATTCATTGGTTTTTTCAACCCAGGATACTTCCTGTATACACATGCCTTAATACCGTCTGGATTTGGAGCATTATGTGCTAATTTAATTGCTGATTTTGCGCGTTTTCTAGTATTAACTGGATATGTTCCAGCTGGTGCTCCTCCTGCTGGACCGCAAAAATCACCTTTTTCTACATTGGGATATTTACCAGCGTTAGATCCACCAGGTTTCTCCCTAGTTTCTGTTATATCTCCTTTTGCCATAATTATTCATTTTCAACTTTATTTATCATTTTAAAGTGGCAAGTTGCTATCCTATCTCTAAAATCCTTTGTAAGTAACAACTTACATTCCCTTCTATTTGTCATGAAGAAATTCTCTGATAATATAGCTGGCATTTTAGTGTTTTTTAATACATAAAATCCCGCTTCTTTATCTATATCTCCATCGGATGTATCTTTCCTTAATTTATGATTTGGAAATTCATGTTTCATGTAACTTAATAAGATATCTGCGTACTTGTCTGACATTGTTTGACCGCGAGACGTATACACAGAATAACCATGTGCACCCTCTTGACTAAAACCATTGGAATGAACTGATACGTATATAGCATTTTTATAATAACCATATATTGCATTTGCTCTATTTACTCTAGTTGCTAAAGAAATATCTTGCCAATCGTTTACTATATCTAAAGCTAATATACCAGCTTCTCTACACTTTTGTACAATTCTTTTAACTATATCTCTATTACCCACACCTTCAAAATATTGACTACCATCCTCCCATACTGGTGAACGTTTACCTGCTGTAGTATATTCACCACTTCCAGGATATAAACCACCATGTCCAGGATCTAGTAACCATATTTTTTTACTCATCTTTTTTATTTTTCCTAAGAACGTACCACCTATTTAGTGTATATCCTAAGGTAGCCGCTAGTAATAATATCTTTAAAGTTGGTTCCAACCAATCACAACAACTAAAAGCAAATGCTCCCAAGTTAGCTGCATAGATTTTAATGTCAGTCATATTCATTACGCTATTTATTAGCGTTCAACACTGCATTACCATTATATACAGGATAATTCTGTCCAGGTAATGGTATATTCTTAACTTTATTAATTTTTATCGGGTTGTTTTTCCCTGCTGGTTTCTGTGAATTTCCTACTGTTGGCATAATTTCTTTTTTATTTATAATCCTTTTAATCTTTTGGGATCTTGTTTTTGTCTTGCGAATTGTTCTGCTGGATCAATAGCAAATCCTGGATCTGTATTTACAGATCCATCCCATCCTTTTTCAAACCCAGGATCCGTATTTGCAGGATCCACATTTGGAGCTAAAGGATCCCAAGAATTACCATCTTTATAAAATCCAGATATTGATTTATTAACTGGGAGAGTATTACCTTTATATGGAATACCTTGCCATGTTGTTCCTTCAACTGATGTTACACCAGGAGTCACTAATTCTCCTGAACTAGGATTTATTTGAGGTTTAACTATTCCACCTGGTGGAGTTGCCACTCTTGGAGAATTACTATCAATGTTTTCCTTTGTATTTAAATCTTTGGATAAATCTCTAAACAAATCTTCATCTTTTTTATCATCTTCACTATCTGATTTTGATATGTCAGTCAATTCCTTCGCAACTTTATCTGCTGCTGCCGCCGTGGCTTGAGCTCCGCTAGCGTCTTGTATTTTTAATGGCTGTCTATAACTCATAATCAGTGTTAAAATATGTTAAAACATTGGGGGAGATGGATTTCTCACCTTAGTATATTTATCATCAACATTAGAAGTTTTTGGGTTTGATGTACCTATGGTTTCTTCTTGTTGAGCATATTCAGCTGGTGTCCAATCTTTATAAGCTTTGTCCCCTGATAAATGTCCGAATCTATCTTGAACAATGCTAGGAAATGTAGAATAACTCATAATTTATCTGTATTTATATGTAATATATTGTGAGAAAGAACTTTATCCATATAAGTTTCTCTTTTCATTATAGTATTACGTTGTGGACTAGTAGGAATTTCTTCTTCCCCTAGCATAATTCGGTACATTCGACTTATTAGCTGTTTACACTTAAAGGAAACTTTGTAGATATTGTATTTTTGTGTTGTCCTGTTTCGCTCTCGCCAAACTACGATCCAACCCTCTTTTAATAATCTGTTCCAGCGTCTGTTATCCCAACTGTAAGAGTATGTACCTTCTTTAAAATCTTTTTTTGTAAAAAAACCAACTGAATCTAAATATATTAAAAGTTCTAGATCCGCATCTTTAAGATTACATGTGCGACATGCCCATTTACGTATAATACGGTAGTGTTTAAGTAAATTTAAATCTTTTAAGTCTTTTGAGGTTAATTTCCTCATTTATTAATGTTTATATTTTTCTATATTGCTTTTTCAACTCTTTAACCTCCGTTTTTTCCTTTTTATGAGTTGCTTTAGTAGCTCCTAAAGGATTTTTATTACCCCAACCATAAGCCTTACCCGTTTTTTCTGGAGTTACATAGTATCCATGCGTCTGTTTTGGTCGCTTTTTAGAATCTCCTTTCTTTTTGTTGTATCTACTTGTTGTTATTTCAGCATATTCTTCTGGCCGACCATCTTCCGCAATGGTAGCACCTGATTTGGATTTACTTTTTATGGTTTTAATTCTTTTACCTTCGTTATCTCTCCAAACATTTTTAGTCTTGTATATTACTTCTCCAGATCTTTTTGTAATAGTTTTTCGTTTAGTAGAAACATCGTATTTTCCATGATAAGTATCTGTTGATTTTGAGTGAACAACTTTTCTCTTCTTATCTTGTCTTTCTTGTTTCTTTAATATTTTTTTACTTTTTCTTTGGTCTTTTTTAGAAAATTCTGGAGTAGCTACTCCTTCTACTTTTCTAATGTTGGCTCCAAAACCTTTATCATCAAAACCAGTAGTTCTGTCCTGACCGTAACCTTGATGACGAACTATATTAGCACCTTCTCTATCTATAGCACTTTGCGTTGTAGAATATTTATTATATAAAAAACTATCAGGATTTGTAGACGCATCAACTTTGCTAGCATGTTCTGTGCCACTCATAGGTATCATTCCTGTAACAGCTGGTTTTGATTCCATTCTTCCTACCGGCAGTTTAGCGGGGTTTGTAACACTACCGTTGTCTCCAACATTAGCGTTAACTTGTTTAACCATTTTGTCCATTCTTTCTGTTGAAGCAGTACTTCCTGTTCCATTACTCATAATTTTTGTTTTATAAGACTATTACTACATCTTGTTCTTTAATAACTTTATATATATTATTTTTAACTTCTAAGTCACATCCAGCGTGCCGATCAAAATATATCTCATCACCTGGTTTTATAACCATAATACCTTCGCCAACCAATTCTACTACACCTTGTCTATATCTAATATCTTCGCGGTGTTTTTCTCCTAGTACTAAACCTCCTTTAGTTGTGACACTGTTCTCTTTTACTTCCTTTAGAACTATATGTTTACCTATTGCCCTCATGTGCCCTTAAATTATTAATTACACAATCAGTCGACAAAATCGTAGTGGCTACTGAAGCCGCGTTTCGTAACGCACTTTTCGTAACAAGTAGTGGATCTATTATTCCGGACTTTACCATACTTACTGTTTTGCCTGTAACCACATCTAGTCCTCTACCTTTTATCGTTGGTGGTTCGTAATCATCTATGCCAGCATTATCTAATATAATTTCATATGGGGCTTTAATTGCCTCTAATAAAACTTCTTCTCCCACAGACTCTGCTTTAATAGTTGAGGAAGCATTTAGTAATGCTATACCTCCTCCAGGTACTATACCTTCTTTTACCGCGGCTTTTGTAGCACAAATAGCATCTTCGACTCTATCTCTTTTTTCTTTTAATTCTACTTCAGAATTAGCACCTACTTTGACAACTGCAACCTTCGCACATAATCGTGCTAATCTTTTTTCTAAATTCTTTACAATTGCTTTATGACCTGCTTTTTTAATTCTCTCTTTAATTGATTTTATTAATAACTCTACTTCTTCATTAAAGCTATCTACTTGTAGAATTGTATCCTGTCTAGTTGTAATACTCTTTTCACATTCACCTAAGTGTTCAACACTGATCATATCCATGTCATCACCTAGATCTTCGTTTATTAAAGTAGCACCAGTTAATAATGCCAAATCATCTAATGTATCTCTCTTGCTTACGCCATAGATAGGTGCATCAATAACATTTATTTTTATATTACCATTAACCTTATTCATGGCTAAAGCATTAACAACCTGAGTTTCTGTATCCCCTATAATTAATAAAGCCCTTTTAGTTTTTATAACATGTTCTAATACGCTTTGTATTTTCCTAATATTTTCTATAGGGGTTTCTACTATTAGAACTAATGGTTTATTTAATTCCGCTGTACCTTTATTCTTATTGGTAATAAAATGCTCATTTTTTAAACCGCGTTCATATTGAACTCCTTCTATACTTTCAACAGTGGTAGTAGGTTCATCGTGAGTTTCCATTAATACTAAGCCAGTTTCATCAACTTTCTTAAAAGCACTACCTATTATCATCCCTAATTCAATATCATTATTAGAGGAGATAGTAGCAACTTGCTCAATCTTTTTACCTTTAACTTTTTCTGAATTTTTTTCTAAATATTTTACAACCTTGTCTACTGCGGTGTTTATACCTTCTTTAAGATTCCTAGGTGTTTCATTCTCTATAACCTTATAAGCTTCACATAATATAGCATAAGCTAAAACTGTTGCTGTAGTGGTTCCATCACCTGCTTCTTTAACAGTTTTCCTAGCCGCTTCTTTCAATAATTTAGAACCCATATTCTCCACTGGATCTAATAATATTATAGAATCTGCCACTGTTACTCCATCTTTTGTTATCTGAGGATTACCATTACTATCTTCTAGGATAACGCACTTGCCGCCAGCTCCTAATGTGGAGCTAACAGCTTTAGTGAGTTTTTCTATTCCTTCAAACACTTTGTCTCTAGCATCAATACCAAAGTTAAGATGTTTGACAATTGTCTCATTTGCCATTTAATTTAATTTAATTTAATTATATTTTATTCATTTACAAATTTATGGATAGCATGGACCACTAGCACAATCATCCACTGTTGCGACATATGTTCCAGTTGGTGGTTGACATTCAGCCGGTTCTGGTGAGTCAAAGCAACAATCAAATCCACTTGCAAGATCAGTTGCTCGTATAACTGGTGGTACAACCGGCCATAAACTAGCTCCACCTGGACCCCAACCTAAATCAACAGTTACATCAACTGCTACACTCGCATCACAACCTGTACCGCATTTTGCATAAGTGTAAAGTTTTAATTCACAACAATCACAATTATCTAATTCTTCTCCAGGATTATCTCCTATAGGACCATTCCATATATTATCTGGTGGACACGCTAAAGTAGTTGTAGAAGCAGAATTCATATCTATTATTTCAAAACATCCAGAAGGATTTTGATTAACTAATTGACCTGATGTTACTTCTATAACATCACCATTCACTATTCCTGAGTCATATAAAGATGGATCAAAGCATGAAGACGGAACATACCATTTATTTCCAGAAATACACTCTTCAACCTCTACAACATAAGGTTCTCCCTCTGCTTCCCAACAAATCCAACACTCATCGTAAGAGTCAACAAAATTATGTGTTGCAGCCTCACAAACTTGCTGATCCCATTCATAGCATATATCTATACCATTTATAGTAACAGTTATAACATTTGGATGTGTACCTAGCCATGCTGTTAAATCCACTACCACAGTAGCTGGAGCACCTGCAGGGGGACCATATTCATAACTACATACATTATATCTATGCTTGAATCCCATACCGCCCGCATAACCGCCATGATCAGTGCAACAAGGACAATCAGGATAGGATGCAATTAAATTAACTATCTCGTTAAGCATAAGATCTACTATTGGTAAAGATACTGGACCAACTGTTTCGTAACAACCACCAGGATCTCCATCATGAGACCATGTAATAGGAGATTGAAAACCAGCATTAGTTATTGCTGAATTATTAGTATATAATGGTGTTGATGGATCGGCACAATCAAAATATTCATAAACTTCGCATGTTTCACAATTTTGAGGGTCTTTAGTAACCCAAGCATAATTAGGATCTTCAGGTAAATTAGCACTATCATCATTTTCTACATAACACCAACTTGATCCAAGTGGAACTAGATGGGTTACTACTATATAAGTAGGCATACTACCATTATCCTCGAAATATAGAAATGGAGCCATACTACCTGGAGGATCTCCTGCTTCTACACATTGCTCATATCTTATAGTGTCTGGAGCACATGCAGGATCATCATCGCAATCGGGGTCACATTCAACCAAACTATCTGGTGTAAATACGTCATGTGATTGCTCGCAATCTACAAATTCATAACACGTGTATTCTTGAGTTGGAAACTCCGCTTTTAAACAAGGTGGAGGAGAATTTTTATCCCAATACCACGCTGGCGCGTTATCTAAATCAAAGTATACATAACTTCCTGGATTATTACATTCTTCATATCTTCTTATAGTAGACAGACAACAGTTACACTCATTATTTGTTGTAAATGTTTCTACAACTGTAACTGGTCCACCACTTAATGGTAGATATACAGGACGCGTCACTATATAACATGCCAATGCACTTGCGTCTAGTGAAACAATATCATCAGTATTAACTCCGATTAATGTTGGTGATTCACCTTCATTTGTTACTATATCAGTAGTATACGGTTGTTCATTACCATCGCACGGGGTTAGTAAGATAGTTTCTGCTGGACACCATGTTTGATCATCGCAATCCGCTGGATTAGTATCCCACAGATCCGTATTTGCATCCGTACACGCGGGGCCATCCCATTCAACACATGCATATCCAGGTAAACCAAATGGAGAGAGATCTACTCTTAAATAATAGTAGGCAGATGCTACACCGTTTGCGATTAAATCATCGAGTTGTAGTTGTGTTAATTCTACCATAAATAGATTACCGGGATTTTCACACTGCTTGTACTGCTGAACTAATCTCAGAGATACACAACATAAACAATCATCATAATTACCTTGAACTATTGTTACAGGAATAACAGGACCATTTTCTTGAGACACTGTATAGCAAACTTCTCCCTCTGGAGTTGTAGCTAAGATAACTTGTCCATCGTAATCAGATATACTAGTTCCACCTGGACCACTTGAATTAGCATCGTTTGTGTAATATATAGTAGTGTATTCTCCATCCGGACATGGAGTTAGTTTATAAACCAACTCTAGTTCAGGGCAGCATGTATCACAATCTGTTGTATTTGCTGTAAGGGTGGCTAATTCTATATACCAACACGCATCTTCGGAGCTCGTAGGATGAGGATAATCTATTCCGTTTATTTGTAAAGTATCTAAATAACCAGGGGCTAAAGCTCCTAAAGTTGGATCACAAGTCCAAACCCAATATTCCATTTCCTCACTTATAATACATTCATAAGTTTCATCATCACATTCAATCGGTCTAATAAGATAAGTTGGTGGACAACCGCCTCCGCCTCCACCTACTGCTTTAAAATCTACAGTTTTAGTCGCATTAGTACCAGTTATAGTTACACTGGCATCACTAGACGTAAAATTAACTTGGTCGCAACCATCTGCTTTCACTTCATCACCTAATGGTGGAACTATACTCATTATAGCATCTGGGCAAGTATCACATGTCAAATCTACGGTTGAACCAACACCTGGTAAAATAACACCAGTTATAATCACTGACGCGTCAGAAGACCTAAATGCAACTTGACTATCACAACCGCTTGCTACGAAAGATAAACCAAATTCTGGTTCTATATCTCTAAATGTATTGGAACAAAAACCACATTCTTCTGCCTGCGTACAATCCCACAAATCTACTATAGCACCTACAGTAAGAAGACGTGTTGCATTCTGATTTTTAGTCTCTGAAACTACAATTAATTCTGTACCGTCTGGATTTAATAACCGTGGGTAGGTATATATTATTGCCATTCTTATTTATTTTTTTTACTAATACTTTTCGTTAACGAATGATGCATCTCCTTATTTATCTTACTAAATTGCTCGTCTGATAGATTTTGCAAGTTTTCTAAAGCGTTTTGTTCATGGTGTTCATCCCATTGTCCAGTATCTGGACTACCTTCACTAGCATCAGGTCCTAGATTCTGTTCCACATGAGGTCTAATACTAGATTTAGGTGTATTTTGTTTTAGAATATCTTTTATCTTACGTTTGGAGACATATCTATCCCTCTTTTTAATGGGTTTATGTTGATCTGTATAATCATACGCAATAAAGTCGTCGTTTATTTTTCCAAGTGATGATTTATCATTACCGTTTGCCATGTCTAAATTTTTTAAGTTGCTTGTTTAATTTCTTTCTTATAATGCGATATGCTAACATGTTTGTTTGTATGGTGCTTTTATACATTATTCTTCAATCTCTCCTTCTTTCAACTTCACTACATAATTACCTTTGTCATCTGTCTTTACTTTAGAATAATCTTGAACGCTTAATTGTGGTGGTATTCCATGTTGATCTTTATGAGCCTTTTCAAAGTCATCTTCGTTAACCCAATCTCCGGTTTTATATTTTGAACTTACTCTAGTAGTGTCGCTTGGTGGATCTCCAGGTCCATTTACGCGATCAACCATTTCTTGGGCTCTTGCTTTCCATGTCATAATTTATATTTTAATAAGGTGGTTGTAATTTTTTTCTTTCAATAGGTTTATTTGGATCAGGTATTTCACCTTCTATCCCTTCGTTACCTGTACCGGTAGTTTCAACTATAGCTTCTTCCACTGGTTTATCACCTTGAAATGATAATGGAAGATTATTATCGGTGCGAGTGCCTATAGGAACACAATTACCTGCTTGATCTTGTACTTGACCTTCTGGACATACCATAATTTACTGTTTTTTTAAATATTTTTGTATAATATAGCTATTCACACGTAAAAAGAAAAATTTACTAAAAAAAAATCACAAATTTTCACCCTTATCTCCTTATATAAGGTATATATAGTATGGGTAGTAAGAAAATATAGGATATATTTTCGTATATAGGGGAGCTTCTAAAAAAAAAATTATCACATATATAGGGGTATAGCGTAGCCCCCTCCCCTCCCCCTTTTTTTCTCCAGGAAAAATCCATTTTCAATTTGCGGGCCCCCTTCGTTTTTTTTCACGTTTACCTTTTCGTTTACCTTTACCCCCTCCCCCCTCCCCACCCTTTCACCTTTCTCCCTATAACTAACTAATTCCACGATGTAACTACGACTAATGCAGGATAATATCTATGTAAATCAATTAATAAATAACTTAAATCAAATCATTATGAATCAATTAACTCAAAAAATCGTATTCTTCACTACTGTCTCTCTATTCGTTGTAACTCTTGTTACTGTCGTTGTATACAATGCAATCAATAGTGGTATGAATGCTAGCCTAGGTTTCTAGTCAGTATTGACTAATATCAACTTACAATGTAAATACGACTAACAATGGATAATAATAATAACTAAACTAAATTAATAAACTTTTAAAACTTAAATTATGAAATTAAATAAAATAA